CCTTATCTTAGACACATAGGAGATACTGAAAGTAATTTTCTTCCATTATTTCATGATGATTATTTTCGAGAAATGTTCTGGTGGTTTAATAATAATGCCAATGGCGGAGAAAGATTAATCTCAGCAGATAAGTCTTCAAAAAAACTTAAAATTCAAACTAAGATGATTTCAATCATCACAAAGTCACTTAAAGATACTTCAAAACTGCTTGAGTTTAAAAAATGTATTGAACATGCTAAGTCTCTAACCGAAAAGAAAAGGTATTATATTTCTAAATTTGGATATGAACCTGATGAAGTGATTAAATGGTGGAAATCTAAAGCAACACGAAGATATGAAAAGTTACTTCAAGATAACAAACTTAGGACTGAACTTGAATTATGGAAACCTGGAGTTGATTTGGAGATTATTCGATGAGTATTGAACTTAAAGATTGGTTGAACTCAATAAATTTTTCAAAAGAAAATTTAATTGAGGATTCTAGTAGTATTAAAGACTATTCTCCGTACGTTATTAATCGTTGTTTGTCGGGTGAAATTGATTGTGTTCTCTTCGCCAATGAAATGAACCTAAATCACCACCTGGACAAAGATATGCAATATTCTTTTTTTCTAAATACTATAAGAAAAAGGAAGAGATATTCTCCCTGGCTCCGTAAAGATAAAATTAAAGACTTAGAGTGTGTGAAACGTTATTATGGATATAGTAACGAAAAGGCATCTCAAGCATTGAAAATTTTGTCAAAAGAGCAAATCGACTTTATTAAACAAAGACTTGAAATTGGCGGAACAAAATGACAATTCAAACAATTGAACCACAGGTAAATTGGTCTCAAGACCAAATGGTTGAAGTTATCCTAAACGAACCAGATGATTTTCTAAAAGTAAGGGAAACTTTAACTCGTATTGGGGTTGCATCCAGGAAAGAGAAAAAACTCTATCAATCTTGCCACATCTTACACAAGCAAGGTAGATATTACATTGTTCATTTTAAGGAGTTGTTTGCTCTTGATGGTAAGCACGCCAACTTGACCGTGAATGATGTTCAACGACGTAATCGCATTGTTCGCCTTCTTGCAGACTGGGGACTTATTACGGTTCTAAATCAAGATAAAGTATCTGATATTGCTCCTTTGAATCAAATCAAAGTTCTTGCTTATAAGGATAAGGGAGACTGGATTCTTGAACAAAAGTATAACATTGGTAAAAAAGGAAAAGCAGCAGAAACCGAATAAATAAGTATGGGACCTTTCGTGCGGTCTCTACAAAAGTCGGAACACCCTAAAGAGAAGTTCGGTTTTTACAGTTCTTCTCTTTTTTGTTTCTTGTATTTTATAAGTATATGAAAAACATCTTGAAAACAATGTAGTAGAAACCACACTTTAAAAATAATACAAACTATTATAAATTATTAATGATCGCCTTATTGGGATCGCACAAACAAACTCGCTTTTAAAGGAGCTACTATAATGACTAATCTGATGAAGTATCAGTCTGCGGATCTTCCTGCTTTGCTGGAAAGAATTAATCGCAATACGATTGGTATGGATGAATACTTTGATCGTATTTTTAAAATTCACGAAACAACTTCCAATTATCCGCCATATAATCTTGTTCAAGTAAGCAACGTAGAATCTCGTCTTGAACTTGCACTTGCTGGATTTAAAAAGAAAGAAGTTTATGTCTACACGCAAGATGGTAAACTTTTTGTTGAGGGTCAAAAAGAAGATAAAGAAACGGAGTCCAACTATATCCACAAGGGTTTGGCTCAACGGAGTTTTAAGAGAGCGTGGACACTTGCGGATGATACAGAAGTCGCAGATGTATCATTTGAAGACGGACTACTCTCTATCAACTTGAAGAAAATTGTTCCTGATCACCACAAACGTAAAGATTATCTATAAATATATTTGAATATCGTCGGCGCAGAGGAGCACCTGGCAAAATCCAGGTTGACTCCTCCTTTTTTTATTGCTAGAATAGTAAGAGGTATGGAGTACAAATGACAGTAAAACTTTTGCTTTTAAAGTCTGGTGAAGACCTTATTGCAGACATAAAAGAGATGGTAGTTGGTGAAGAGGAAAATGTAAGGGTTGTTGGATATTTTCTCCACAAACCTTGCGTTGTTAAGATGACCCCTCCATCTAATGTTCCAGAAGAATTCAAAGAAGAAATTGACCCACAGAAAGCATCTTTTCAGGTAACTCTTTTCCCGTGGATGCCTTTGTCCAAAGACAATACTATTCCAATTTCTACTGATTGGGTTGTTACTATGGTAACTCCAAGCGACAAACTAAATGACATGTATACTGAGGATGTAATGAACTATGGAAAAGACAATCAAAGTTTTGGCACTGACCAACAATCTAATTCTAATAACCAAAATTGAAGAAGTTGGTGCTGATATTGGAGAACCAGATTGTAAACTCATATCACCATTTGTTGTAAAAAGTGATAAAACTTTAGAACCATTTCTTTGTGGATATACAAAAGAAAAAACTTTTATGATGAGTTCGGAAAAGATTTTTACTCTTGTGGATCCAACACCAACTCTACTTGAAAAATATGAAGACTTGATTAAAGAATGATGCAACGCTTTTATACTAATGTTCAATTGATTGGAAACCAAATTCTTGTTCGTGGAGTTGAAAATGGAAAGAGATTTGAAAGTAGAGATGAGTTTTACCCAACTCTCTTTGTAAAAACTAAAAAAGAATCAAAATATAGAACTTTAAGTGGAGAATTTGTAGAACCTATAAAACCAGGAACTATCCGAGATTGTCGTGAGTTTTATAAAAAGTATGAAAGCGTAGATGGATTTGAGATTTATGGAAATGACAGGTATATCTGCCAATACATTTCTGAAAAATATCCAGAGGATGAAATCAAGTTTGATATTAGTAAAATCAAACTTGTAACTCTGGATATTGAGGTTGCTTCTGAAGCAGGATTTCCTGATGTCGAATCTTGTTCTGAAGAAATTCTTTCAATTAGTATTCAGGACTATACTACTAAAGAGATTATTACTTGGGGAGTCAAACCTTTTAATAATAAGCAAAGCAATGTGACCTATCACTATTGCCCTTCGGAGTATGAACTTCTCAATCACTTTATCAATTATTGGATGTTCAATGTTCCTGATGTAATCACTGGGTGGAACATTCAGTTGTATGACGTTCCTTATATTTGTAAACGTCTAAATCGTGTTCTTGGTGAGAAACTAATGAAGCGTTTCTCTAACTGGGGACTTGTAACTGAAGGGGAAACTTATATTCAAGGAAGAAAGCACACTACATTTGATGTTGGTGGTCTAACGCAACTTGATTATCTTGACCTCTATAAAAAGTTTACTTATAAGGCACAGGAGTCTTATCGTCTTGATTATATTGCTGAAGTGGAACTTGGTCAGAAAAAACTGGATCACTCTGAGTTTGATACTTTCAAAGATTTCTATACTCAAGGTTGGCAAAAGTTTATTGAGTACAACATCGTTGACGTAGAACTTGTTGACCGTTTGGAAGACAAGATGAAACTCATTGAGTTGGCACTGACAATGGCATATGACGCTAAGGTAAATTATGCTGATGTGTTTTACCAAGTGAGGATGTGGGACAACATTATCTACACATATTTGAAGAAAAGAGATATTGTCATTCCACCAAAGAATAAAACACAGAAAGACGAAAAGTATGCAGGTGCTTATGTAAAAGAACCTATTCCTGGAATGTATGATTGGGTGGTGAGTTTTGACTTGAACTCACTATACCCCCACCTGATCATGATGTATAACATCAGCCCTGAGACTCTATTGGAGGAAAAGCATCCAACAGTCTCTGTAGATAAGATTTTGAATCAAAGTCTTAATTTTGAAATGTACAAGGATTATTCTGTGTGTGCTAACGGAGCAATGTTTCGTAAGGATGTTCGTGGGTTTCTTCCAGAACTAATGGAGAAGATTTATAATGAACGTGTAATTTTTAAAAAGAAAATGCTTGCTGCAGAGCAAGAATATGAAAAGACAAAGAACAAAGAGTTGGTTAAAGAAATTGCTCGATGCAATAACATTCAGATGGCAAGAAAGATCCAACTTAACTCAGCTTATGGTGCCAT